CACTGTTGTTATACGATATGTTTGGTTGCATGTGCTTTAATTGATGCTTTGTTACTTTTATAATAGGTACTTAGCACGAATACGTCAAGAAAAATAATTATTTTATTGACAGAATAGCATTAGATGGATACAATCGGAGTAGAACCTCCGGGGAAATACACTATACCCCCCCTCCTTCCCACTACGCTATCCCAAAGGGATGCACCGTTACCTGTACAAGTAACTCATTTCCGTAAAAATATGGCGACATTGCATACAAGTACCCAGTACCCCCCAGTGGCACTTGCCAACCCCATTACCTGTAACAGATAACCAAAGGCTAACGGTTGACGTTTGACGATACCTTTAACGTTTAACCCTTGATAATAACTTTGCACGCACGCACACGCCCAAACTTGCATTGACATTTTTATAACTTGTATAACTAACCCTTGATATAACCCTTTACTATCACTATTGCGAGCAATACGCCAAACACCATTTAAGGCGAATACGTAAACAAAACAATCATTTAAGGATATATCAGGCTATAAAAAGAAAAAGCACCTTAGAAACTAATCTAAAGTGCTTTTGGGGAGGTAACCTTTAAAGTATTAATAAAGCTTTTGGTTTAGATATTCAAGAATATATTTACCTTGATCTATTTTATTTCTTGTTGTTTTGGTATCTTCACCAAGAAATACTTTTCGATATCTTGAAGTAGTATTGCTATAATCCCAACATTCATAATCAAGGTAAGTCTCACCATTTGCTTTAATTGCAATAATAGTATCATACGATTGAAAGATCTCAATTCCATTTTGTAAAGTAATAACAAATTGATTTGCAATTGGTTTACCTGAACGGTTGCTTTTCATATTCTCAACTTTTGCAATTTCTCTAAGCTTATGATCTCTATGAGGTATATCTTCAAGAGTTAAATTACTACTAAACATAGTTTTATTTGCTCTTACATTACTGTTTAAACTTGATGGATAATTCATTTTATTTCCTTTCATATTATTATATAATTACCTTTTAATCTTACCTTTTTTGATATGCAAGATTTGCAAATAACGGTTTCATTTTCGTTTGTATTAATATAACCACCCCTTACATTTTGTAAAAGGTGGTAATCTTCAATAGGATTAACTTTAGTAATAACACCGTTATCAAATAAACTAGTACTATCACATTCCCTACAACTAAAATAATAAGCCATGATTAACCCCACAAACTTGAAAAGCTTGTATCCAAACCGTGATAAGATGCCAAGCAATAAGCAAGAGTAAAACCACAACACATCCATTTGAAAAGATCCAAAAGTTCTTTTAAAAAGTATCCCATTATGACCCCTCCTTTTCAGATATTAAATCTTCAAGGTCAATTTGTGTTCCTTTTTGGCTGTCTTCCCTATTAGCTAAAACATCAGAAATTAACTCTTGTAATTCTTTTAATACATCAGTTTTAAAAGTATCTCTTATTAAATGTTTAGTATTAAATATTACTTTAGGATCAATATATTCATCTTCATTTAATTGACCATGTAAGCCAAGCTGATAATCATTTTTAAAAACCTGATCAAAATGCACACGATCAACATTTTCATTTATACGCTGATCAAACTTTTCAACTTGATCATTAACGTTTGGCAACATTTGAATAACCTGATTTTTATTACAAATTATTTGATGTTTAAACTCTTCAACTGTTCGATCTTTTAATCTTCCAACTATTTCAATTAATGCGTACTTATCCATTATTTTGAATTCAATAGTTAAATTATTACCGTCAACTTGAACAAGTTCTTTTGTTGAATAGTCAAACTTAGTTTTAATTAAATACGTTTTTGTTTCCATTTTAAGAAATCCTTTCATAAACGTAAAAAGGCTAAGTTAATTCTTAACCTAGCCTGATTATAAAATGATATTTTTATTTAATGCAAGTTATTTTTTTTTGTACAATTTTGTTTCTTTATTCCAAGATATTTTACTTGTTATAATTAGTCTCGAAAGTATCAAACATAATTCAGAAACAGGGATTGCAGAACGTCTAGAAATAGATTTTAATTTTAATCCATTTGTTGATTGACTAAGCGTAAATACGACAAACTCAGGTAAAGCGTTTTTGTCGACAATTGCCTTGTAATTTTGCCATGATTGGTCAAGTTCTTTTGACAAGTCAAAAAGCCTTTGACGACTACGGCTAAAACCGTGTTTGGTCAATGCGTTACTTGACACTTCTTTGATTGCATCTATTTGATTATCTATATTTAAACTATTCATTAAACTTTTCCTTTCTATAACAGTTTATTAAAATTATCGTCAATACCTACGTTAAGTCTTGACATCAGTATTTGTGTCATTCGTTCAGGTATAACAACACTTTTGTTACAACCGTCACAACACTTGCCATCAGCAACAGGTAACGCATTGTTACCGTCGTACCAATAATGTTTGTTGCCCTCTTTATCCAAACCCAAAAACTTTGGTTTAATTGTTTCTGCACAAATAACACAAACATGAATTTTGGATTTATCTATATGATTATCTTTCATAGGTTTTCCTTTCAAAATAAATTAACCAAGTATTAATGAGATAATCACGATCAAAAAAATGATCATGACTATCTTATAAATTGTTGCGATTAAACTAGTCAACTATGCACACTCCAACTCTTGCCAACTTTCACACTCAATAACTTGTCTTACTTCGTCATTGCGTGTTCTTTGAACGCTTGGAACATCAGCAGTTGATTTACCTGATCTAATTTTAACTAATTTATTATCGATTTCTTTTTCGATAGTTTCATCAGTATGCGTTGCCCAATGCGTTAAAGCATTATAGCCTGCCCACATAGTTTTACCTAGATCAGGTGTTTCTTTTTCAAACCTATCAAGTAAATAATTCATCTTAGTTTCATTAACAGGATTAGTTAAATTTAATTCTGCTGATTTACTTTTCTTTTTACAAATAGTTTGTTTAAGGATGTTGCCAAACTGTTCAGGCGACATATCTTTCGCTCTCCAATTCAACATTGTTTCTTTTTGGTTATTCCAAAATTCCAAACCAATACTTGCCTTAGTCATTAGAGCAGTAGTGGATAAATTACGTGTATGTTTAGCTTGTTGATGATACGCTTTTTGACCACCAAAGACTAAAGTATTTCTACATAGATCACGATACGCACCTGAAAAAACTTGAAAGCTCCACGACATATCACAACTATTAAATATATCAATTCTAGATAAAACCTTATCTTTATTATTGGATACGGTAGTTTCTAGATCATGAAAAAATATAGTTCGATGAGCTTGTAAACCGTCTTTATAAAGCTGATCTTTTACAGTAATATTTTCTAAAGGTAAATCAGATTGCCCAAGTATTTTAGCTTGTTCGTTAAACAATTCATGATGAGGTACAAGCTGATAAGTATTAGAAACAGGTCGAGTTTTTAATAACTTATCTAGACTAGAATTGTACAAACCAAAATAACCTTTTAGATCAAAAGGTGAAGTTACTTCATGAGAATAAGCATCACCATTTGGAACAGGAATTAATGCCTGAAGATCAACTTTAGTTATTTTGGAATTATCTTCATAAAAACTTACATCCCTAAAATCTTTATGAGTTCTTACTTCATGATTGAAGTCATTTACTATATAGTTCATTTTATTTCCTTTCAGTTAAATTAAAATTGAACGTACATAATCTTCTAAACTATCTAGATTAGATTGCAAGAAGTTTATTTTTATTTTTTATTTGCTTTTGTTTTTTTCTTAAAAATTCCATTGAAAATTCACCACCTGAATAAATCCTTTTAATGGTAGTTTCATCTTTGGTTACCATTAATGGTTCTTTATTTAAGGCAGAAGCTGACAATATTTTGCCTGACAATTTATCGATATCTGCATAGATACATGGATGACCATCAACCATAGACAAATAGACATTACCTATCCAATGCCTATCAACTTCAAGGTATTTAGGTTCACCGTTGACAATTCTTCTGTAATGAAAAAAGTCCATTGTATGTGGATTATATTTAACCCAAAGATATCCATGATAACTTAGTGGTGGTTTAGGTTGGCGAATACCATTGACAAAAGCGTGGACATTCTTTCTGCCCTCCCTTTTGACTTTCTCGTTACCTGACTTCCTGACAACAAACATGGCATTGGTAAAAAACAAACTATCTGTGTGTTCCACGACCAATCCTGTTTTGTAATCCTGTACAGAAAAGCACTTCTTGTGCAGATTATAATAAGCTCTTACTCTATCTGTGTTAGACATATGTTTCCTTTCCTTTGTCTGTTTAGATACTTGTTATCAGCTATCAGGATAACTGTCAAACCTTTCTTGTTTCCATTTGTTTTCTAGATAGGTAAATGCCCAATTAACTCTATCAGCAATCTCATCTGTTTTCTTGTGAGTTTCAAGCCAATCTTTAAGGTCACGTGTCATGTCATCCCATTCGTCATTTATACAGTCTACGATACTATCATTAATTTGGTGTGACAATATTTACCCTTTCTTTTGTTTGACAAGTTACAGAGTTATCAAGGTGTAGTCGCATAGATTCAAAATAGTTAAGCAACTGTGTTACTGTGTCACTCTTGTAGTGATCTACTGACAACTCATTTTCCCAACAATTCAAAGCATCCATGATTGTATCTACTTCGTCTGAATTGAATCCTTCAATGCTACTGACATTATTTGCTATGCTATCTATGTAGACACGAATACATTTAGACTTCGACAAAGGTTGTCCATCTGTGTAGTGTTTCCAATTTTCACCGTCAACAAGATATTGACCTCGCCAACGTAGATTGTATCTGTTCTTGTTGATGTGTTTCTTCATTAACTTTACCATCTTTAAATTTTCAGGTGTGTTAGGTATTTCACTAAAGACATACCTGTGTTGAGCAACGTGCTTTTCTAGATAGGCTAACCTTTTCATCTTTTCGTTATTATTTACGTTACCAACATTAAACTCACTACTTTCTTTTAATTTACTCTTAAGCTCGACATTTTCTCTTTTATAACTTTCGTTCTCCATTTTCAAATCTTCAATAGTACGTTCATGTATAACGTTACCTATTCTAGCAGAGCTTAATCTTCTATTCAGATCATCTTGATCTTGGTTTTTTCTCAGATCAATTTTTTCTTTTTCTAGGTTTTCTACCTTTTCATGTAGATCGTGAATTAATTTACTTACTTTCATTAGCTTTTCCTTTCAATATAAACTTAATGACTTCGTTAGTCCAACCGTTCCCAAGTATTTTGTAGCCTTGACTATTACTAACTGACTTACAGTAATCATCAGGTAACGTTTGTAACCGACAACATTCCTTTACAGTAAGCTTTCTCCAATGTAAAGCGTTTTCTCCATAAGCATCAGGATACCTACCTTTTGGCAAAGGCGATACAACTGTATCCTTAGTCAATGTAGATAAGCACCGTGACTTATCAGAATCAGATACTTCTAAGGTTTGGGTAATTGGAACAGTTAGATCATTATCCTTACGTATGCCTTGTCTGTCTAGTCTACGACCTGTGATTGATGCTGACTTCAAAGGTTTATCCCCACAGACAATTTTAGGTTCTCGATTACCACCATTACACGTATTCAATGTAGGTGACTTGCCCTCGATAGAATAGACACGCTTTAGTATGTCATGTCCATTCAGATCAGCTATCCCAACTTGTTTGCAACCATCTCCAAATACCAACTGTCTACGTGACTTCTCAAAATACATTTTCAAGTTACCACCTTTCCAATAGTTTGCATCTAGACAATATGACTTTTCCCTATCCACACAACCACACTCTATTATGTCACGAAGTTTGACATTTCTATCTTCAGGTATGTCGAACTCAAAATCTGTTATGTACATACGTAGTCTATTCTGTGCAGATACAATAGATGAATTGATCATGTAAAGTTTCAAGTTAGGATTGATCTCTTGTAGTGTACTTAGAATAATGTCTTGCCATTCTTTTTTCATACGTACGTTTTCAAACAACAACTTACATTGAGGAAACCGTTCGTAATGGTATTTGTATATCTTGACAAAATCAAAAAACAACTTCGATTGAGGATGTTCAAAATTTAACCCCTTGCCTGCCACAGAAAATCCCTGACAAGGTGACCCACATAGAATAACATCCATAGGTAAGTTTCTTGTTATACCAATGACATCTCTTATGTCACCTATATGAATTATATCTCTGTGATTATCTTGAGCTACCTTGATAGCAAACTTATCTATCTCAGAACTAAACCAATTAGTTACAGGTAACCCCAACTCTTTTACTGCTTGGCGACCTATCTCGCCACCACTACATAAGTTAAGCCAATTCATACTATTTCCTTTCATTTAACTGTTCTTAGTATAGGAGTGTATATCACTCAGGGAAACTTATACAACTAACTAAAACTATCTGTCAACAAAAAAAAAAGAGAAGCAACTTTTTAAGGTTGCTCCCCTCTTTAACGTAAGGAGAAATATGAGCTTATGAAAGCACCAACTTATGAAAGGAAAAGTTAGTTAGTGCTTTCCTTATGTTGCCTGACATTAACAGAGTACTTCTGGCTTCGCTTATCTAGCATAGCCATATTGTCTCTTAGCCAATCAACACAAGCATTTTTTGTCTTGGCGACAAAACAGGTTATCCACAATCGATAATCTGTGTTGTGTCCTTTTTTGACAAATTCCTTATCTTGTAATCCTATACGTACGGCTGACAACTTAGCGTCAACTATCCACATACCATCACTTCTTTGTTGTATGCTTGTCTTGGTTTGTTTCTTTTCCATACGCTTTATGTAAATCCTCTAAATATAATTTGACAGATGTACGAATTAAATCTGCAATACTTACTTGCATGTTAAACGTATCAGATTCTTTTGTCGAGTACTTTTTTAGTTCTTCGTAATCTTTTTTTTCTATCGTCAAATTGTATGACGTGGTATCTTTAAATAGTTTGTTTGGTCTAGTCATAGTGTGTGTTCTCCCAAAGGGTTTCACACACATACCACGTATTTAAAATTACGTCAAATTATTTTTTATGTTGACAATAATTTTGTTGCGTAGTAATGATTTCTAAATGGAATGGGTAAAGAATTATGTGGGAAATTTACACGTTGTTTCTTATGGGCGTTATAGGGGTGATTGCCCTGTTTGTCATAGGAGTAACACCTTTAGTGTAACTGATACAGGATTTGAAAGACTATGGTATTGCTTTCATGCTGACTGTCACACTAAGGGATCTACAGGAGTGCAACTGACTAAGGAGAACTCAAAGGTTGCATTTAAAGAACGAGTGACAAAATCTGAAGTGACAAATGATTTTGTTATACCTGACACGTTTGTGTCGCTTTCACGTAGTAAAGAAGCAGAAGCGTATGTAAAGAAAGTAGGATCACTTGATGCTTACCTAAATGGATTGGCTGACATAAGATATGACTTTCAACAAGAAAGAGTAGTCTATCTTGTCAAGAGTGACAATAAAGTGATTGACGGAACAGGTCGTAGTTTGAATGGATACAAACCTAAGTGGAGAAGATATGGCAATAGCAAACATCCTTATGTGTGTGGTAATAGTGACAACTGTTTTGTTGTGGAAGATTGCCCTTCAGCCTGTGCAGTATCCAATTTGGTAACAGGACTAGCCTTGATGGGAACGACATTACTTAATGAACATATGGATGTGATAAAAAGATTTAAGAAAGTTTATGTAGCACTTGACAAAGATGCAACGTCTAAGGCATACATGATGATAAGAAAGTTACGGAACTACGTTCCAACTAAGTTAATTGTTTTGAACAAGGATTTGAAAGATATGGAAAAAGGGGAAAGAAATGAGTTCATCAGGCGTTATATCGATTGACAGACAAGTACTAGGTTTTTGTCTCAATATTGATTTCTTCAATAAAGTAAAAAATAAAATTGATCGAACTATGTTCGACAATGAACTAAAAGATATATTTGATACGATAGTATATTCACATACCAAGTATGATCGTAGTCTGTCTGTTCCTGAACTGTCTACAATATTTAATGATCGTAATCCTGCCATGCCTGATTCAGCTAGGAATCGTGTACAGGATATGATTGTACAACTCGTTGCACCAAATGAAAGCGATGAGTTACATAGTGACATTGTAAACAACCTGTGGCTGCGAGACAAAGCTAGACAGATAGGAGAGAAAGCATTAGACATATTCACTGGTGACAGTGATGAGTTCGGTGAGTTAAAGAAACTTATCGAAAGTGTAGATGATGGTAGGATAGGTGACAAAACAACCTACACCATTGTTGACAAAGATTTGAACGAACTGTTATCTGAAGAAGCAGGTGACAATGATTTCCCATTCACATTCAACTTAATAAATGAGAACATCAAAGGTTTAGATCGTGGCAACTTAGGTATCTTGTTTGCAAGACCTGAAGTAGGTAAGACAACGTTCTGTTGCTTTCTTGCATCATCGTACATACGGCAGGGGTTTCAGGTTGTGTATTGGGCAAACGAAGAACCTGCTAAACGAATTAAATTACGTATCATTCAATCATACTTTGAACTGACAAAGGAAGAGATGGTAGCACAGAGGTTTAGTCTCCTAGATAGATACAAGACAGAGATAGAACCTTACCTGACTATCATGGATTCGGTGGGTACATCTGTAGAAGAGGTAGATGAGTATGCCAAGCTGAACAAACCTGATGTCATGTTCTGTGATCAGCTAGACAAATTCAGAATACGTGGTGAGTACAATCGTGGAGATGAACGTTTGAAGGAAACTTACGTGTCTGCAAGAGAGATAGCCAAAAGAAACGTGTGTCTTGTGTGGGCAGTAAGTCAAGCAAGTTACGATGCACACGACAGACAGTTTATAGATTATGCTATGCTTGACAATTCCAAGACAGGTAAGGCAGGTGAAGCTGACATTATTATAGGTATAGGCAAGACAGGATCGAGTGAGATAGACAATATAGTAAGACACATCTGTATATCTAAGAACAAGATCAATGGGTGGCATGGTATGATCAATGCCCAAATAGATATTTCAAGGGGGATATATTATTGATGAACGTGTTAACTTTAGATGTAGAAACTACACATCGAGACAAAGAGGGGGGTGGCACTACTGCATTGCCCTACTTCAATAATCGATTAGTATCAATAGGTTGGAAGTGGTTGTTAAACGATCACGTTAACTATAAGTTTTTCTATCACAAAGATAGTGAGTACAATTATGAGTCAGATATTGTAAACTTGATACAAAAAGATTTGGACAAGGCAGATGTTCTGATTGGACAAAACATCAAGTTTGACATAACATGGTTGCGATCATGTGGCTTTACTTACGATGGAGTTCTGTACGATACGATGGTAGCAGAATACCTAAGATCAAAAGGTAGGCGTTGGTCTTTGTCACTTGAGTCTCTTGCAAAACGATATGAGGTTACTCAAAAAGAAGTAGATTTGGTTAAACCGTATCTCAAAGATGGTAAGACATTCTATGACATACCTGCAGAGATAGTAGAAGAATACGGCATTGCCGATGTAGTCGCAACTGAACAGGTTGCAGTAAAACAACTAGAAGCCTTTGGCTTAACATTCGAGGAATTATATGAAACAAACACTAAAACTGTCGTTCGAGATGACGAACACGCTATCTAGGATAGAACACAACGGACTAAAGATAAATACAGATACCTTAGAACAGATTGAAAAACAATACATGGATGAGATGACCATGTTGGAAACTAAGCTGAACAGACTAGCCAAGAACGCAATGGGAGATACTCCTATCAATCTTGCAAGTCCTGATGATAAAAGTGTGTTGCTTTACTCACGAAAGGTAAAAGATAAATCTCTTTGGTCACTCACATTCAATCTTGGACACGAGATGCGTGGCAATACAATCAAACCTAAGATGCGTACACGTATGAAGAACAAAGACTTTGTACAATATGTAAGACGTATGACTGACATAGTTTACAAAACAATTGGTCGTCAATGTGAAACTTGTCGTGGATCAGGTAGGATAACACCTCTCAAGAAAGATGGCAGTGTTGGTAAAGCTAAACGAATATGTAAAATCTGTGAGGGTAAAGGTGTAGTCTATACATCTACAGGCGAGGTGGCAGGTTTTAAAATCATACCTCGTACACCAAGAGACACAGCATCAGCAGGTTTCAAGACAGATAAGGTGACCCTAGAAGATAGGCTATCTGAACTAAGTGGTGATGCACGTGAGTTTTGTGAAGCCTATGTTCGCTACAATGCTCTTCGTACTTATCTGTCTACCTTTGTAGAGGGAATGAAAAACAATGTTGATGACTACAACTTCATTCATCCTGAGTTTATGCAATGTGTAACAGCAACAGGCAGGCTATCTAGTCGTAATCCTAATTTTCAAAACATGCCACGTGGTTCTACGTTTGCTATACGTAAGGTTGTCGAAAGTAGATTTGACGATGGGTTTATACTTGAGGGTGACTACTCACAGTTAGAGTTCAGAGTGGCAGGCTTTCTTGCAAAGGATAACCAAGTATACGATGATGTAAAGAAAGGCACAGATGTTCACAGCTACACTGCATCTATCATTGGCTGCTCTAGACAGGAAGCAAAGGCACACACATTCAAACCGTTGTATGGTGGTGTGAGTGGTACACAAAGTCAACAGGCATACTACAGAAGATTCAAAGAGAAGTATGAACAGGTAAGTGAGTGGCACAAAGAACTTGAGAAACAAGCCGTGACTACAAAAATTATAAAATTACCGTCAGGAAGAGAATACTGTTTTCCTGACGCTAGATGGACAGAGTGGGGTTCAGCTACCAATCGTACTGCTATTTGTAATTACCCTGTTCAGGGGTTCGCTACGGCTGATCTATTGCCTATTGCGTTGGTAGAGCTAGATAGACAGATGAGAGAACTCAAAATGCAGTCGGTTATTTGCAACACAGTACACGATTCAATAGTGCTTGATGTTCATCCAAGTGAAAAGCAACAGTGTATCGATGTATTATCGGAAGCAATGTTGTGTCTGCCAAGTGAGACGAAACGTAGGTATGGCATAGAATACGACATGCCTGTAGGTATTGAATTAAAAATAGGTAAAAATTGGCTTGACTTATCTGAAGTAGATCTGTAACCTCTGATTACGTTAACCTTAAATAGATAGAAAAGGATATTTAAATTGGAAAACATACAAACTATGAATACTGAAATTGACAACATCGTTGGCTCTTTTAGTAGTGACGACATGGAATCTTTGATGGCATTGACTGGTCAGACTTCGACACAGAAATCAAATCAAGGACTTTCAAGACTAAACATAAACTACGATATGGAAACTGAAGATGGTGCTACCTTAACACGTGGCGATTGGAAGATGATGTATGAAGGCGAAATGGTCTACGCCAAGACAGTAAGAATTAGACCAATCTTACGAACCTATGAATGGAGTGTGTTTGATCAGGAGCAAGGAACTTTTTCTTGTAAGTCTGTACAGAAACCAACTCTGTCAGGTGACTTTCCTGATACAGAAGGTGGCAACAAGTGTGGTCGTCTATCTGTGGCAGATGAAGAGAAACTTAAAGATGATGATCCCTCTAAGTTAAGATCACGAATGGCAGTATGCAATCAAGTGTTGTACTGTGTGATATCAGGTGATTTCGTCAAGGGTAATAAGGAAGCAGTCAAAATTGATGGTCATCCTGTTGTTGCATACTTTAAGAAGTCAGGGTTTGTTCCGATGAGGAATTTTATTGATAGCCTAACCAAACAGAAAAAGATCATGCAGAAATGTTGGATCAATATGGGTACGGCTAAACAGAAGAAGGGATCGGTTACATATTGGACACCTGTTCCAACTCTTCAAAGTGAAACTGATATATCTGTAGAAGATAAGGAGTTAATGAAAAAGTTTGCCGATACAGTCAAGGCAGCCAATCAATCTGTACTAGATCAGAATAGAGATTCTGCAAAGCTACAGGTAGTGGTTGGAGAAGAAAGCTTGGCAGACGATTTCAATGCTTCTCCTGTTTAAAATACAAGACTACATGGAACGTGCAAGTAGGGGGGAAGTTTCAATTCCCCCTGAAGCCGTTTTAGACTTTGCAGATTCCTGCAGAGATTCCGTTACTACACAATTAAATAAAGAAAGACAGTACAAGATCAGAATGTCAGGTCTTGGTAGACCTCTGTGTCAACAACTCCTTGAGAAGAAAGGCATTGAACAAGAGGTACAATACAATATGCTATTCAGGTTTCTGTTTGGGGATATTGTAGAAGCCATAGCTGTTCTTGTGTTAGAACAGGCAGGCGTTGATATCGTAGATAAACAGAAAGCCGTTAGTCTAAACATAGATGGTACAAATGTAAGTGGCACGTTGGATTTGATTATACGTGATGAGTTTGGACAAGATAAGGTTTGGGATATAAAGTCTGCAAGTGAGTGGGCATACAAGTTTAAGTATACAGGTTACGGTGGATACGAAAAAATAAAAGAGGATGACCCATTTGGCTATATCATGCAAGGGCATTTGTATGGGGAAGCAACAGGATTACCGTTTGGTGGTTGGATTGTCATAAACAAATCAAGTGGCGAAGTCACTGTGGTTGAAGCACCTGATTGGCAAACAGACGACAGAAAAGAATATATGGCAGATGCCAAAGAACGAATTAAAGTGTTGACAGATGAATCACTTGAGTTCAAAGTACCCTTCAAGGATATATTTGAGGTGTACAAACAAGATGGTCAAGAAGTCAGGACAGGAAACAAATTGTTACCTAGACCGTGTACTATGTGTGGGTACAAAGCACACTGTTGGAAAGATGCAGTATCACACGATAAGATAACATCAAAAGCTAAACAGCCACCTCAAGTATGGTACTCTAAATTGAAGAGGAAATCGCTATAATGGCAATCATTTATGTTCATCAATTTCATATAGATCTTTTAGGATTAAACGAGGACTTGTACCACGTTTATATAGACTCCCATGTGGAGACAGGTGGTGGGAGAGACGTTGTTCATTTACGTCAACATGATAGAGGTATTCCCCTTACTCTTCGTGAAAACTTCTCGAACAACGGAACTCTCACCTCTCACACTGAAAAAAGAGATATAGTAAAAATAGAAAATCAATTTCAAACAATAAACTACGTTAGCGATCAGGGTAAAGTAATATGCCTTCCGATACTTGGATTAACAGAAGAACTTCTTATACTAGAAAAACAATCCCCCAAACTGGCAGGGTATGTAAAAAAACGACTACAGTCTTTAGGGTTGAAAAAGAAAATATGAACAGAATGAAATACAGATCACGCTTTGAGTTGCATCTTGCAAAAGGTTTGGCTGAGAACAAAGTTAAGTTTGAGTATGAATCAAAGAAGTTTATTTACATACCCAAGCCTAGAACATACACTCCTGATTTCTATATAGTCGAGAGTGGTATATATGTAGAAGCAAAGGGTCACTTAGATAAAGCAGACAGAGTAAAGATGGCTTTGGTAAAGCAACAACACAAAGATCTTGATATACGATTTGTATTTATGAACGCACGAAATAAAATTTACAAAGGTAGTAAAACAACCTACGCTGATTGGTGCAACAAGAACGATTTCAGGTGGGCAGAGAAAACAATACCTGTGGAGTGGTACAAAAATGGAAAGTGAAGAAGACGCAATAGAATTTGCAAAGAAAATGAATTTGCAAAAAGGTCACTACTATATTATACTTACAGATGTCGGTGACGATAAGTTCAAGATGAGTGCATACGATACGACAGAAAGACAGTACGAGTCTGAAGCTGATCACTCTGTAGGGTCAGTAATACACGAAGGTCTTGTTGGATTGCTTATGGGTAAGAGTGAAGAAGTATTTAACTTTGGTACATCAGAAATTGCATACAACTATGTAACTAGACGAATATTTGGTGAGATACTTGATGAAGAAGGCAAGACAGTAAAATATAAAGACAACGTAATTAAAGTTGATTTTGGTAACAAATAATGTTAAGGCATATGGAATACATGAGACAGAAACTAAAAGAGACAGAGAACGAAATTAAATATCTGTCAGGAAAAGACAAAGAGGACATGGTTAATAGTCCTGCCCACTACAACAAAGCAGGCATAGAGACTATAGACATGATAGAGTCCGTCACAGGTGGTGGATTTGAAGCGTATCTTCAAGGCAACATTCTTAAATATTTATGTAGATATAAATACAAGAATGGTGTAGAAGATTTAGAAAAAGCAAAGTGGTACTTAAACCGTTTAATTCAAACAATAAAAAAAGGGGAAGATTAAAATGTCGTCTAATATGCTACCTACATCATACCAAGAGTTCATACACAAATCACGATATGCTCGTTGGCTTGATGAAGAAGGAAGAAGAGAAAACTGGGGTGAGACAGTTTCAAGATACATAAATTTTATGGAAGAAGCTTTACTTGAAAAGCACAACTACAAGATAAGTAAGGTAGATAAACAAGCCATAGAAGAGTACATAACCAACCTTAGTGTTATGCCATCTATGAGAGCTTTGATGACAGCAGGACAGGCATTGAAAAGAGATAACGTATGTGGTTACAACTGTAGCTATTTACCTGTAGATAGTCCACGATCTTTCGATGAAGCGATGTACATACTTATGTGTGGCACAGGTGTAGGATTTAGTGTTGAACGTGAGAATGTAGACAAGCTACCCATTATCAGTGAGAACATGCAAGACTCTGACGTTGTTATTGTAGTAGATGATAGCAAAGCAGGATGGGCAAAAGCATTTCGTGAACTTGTTGCACTACTCTATTCAGGAATGATACCATCTTGGGATGTATCTAATGTAAGACCTGCAGGTGCAAGACTAAAGGTCATGGGTGGTAGAGCATCAGGTGCTGATCCGTTGGTCAATTTATTTAAGTTCACAATAGATAAGTTCAAAAGTGCAAAAGGCAGAAAGCTATTTCCTATAGAGTGCCACGATATTATGTGCAAAGTTGGTGAGGTTGTTGTTGTTGGTGGAGTGAGACGATCTGCATTGATTAGTCTATCTAACTTGAATGATGATCAGATGGCTCATGCAAAGGCAGGAGAATGGTGGAACGCAAATGGTCAAAGAGCATTGGCAAACAACTCTGTAGCCTACAAAGGTAAGCCTGCTATGGAAACCTATATGAGAGAATGGTTAGCTCTGTATGAGTCCAAGTCAGGTGAACGTGGTATGTTCAACCGTAAGGCTGCCGATGATCAGGTAGCTAAGAACGGCAGACGACAGACAGGACACATGTGGGGTACTAATCCATGTAGTGAGATTATACTTAGACCATATCAATTCTGTAATCTATCTGAAGTTGTAGTTCGTGAAAGTGATGACCTGTTAAGCTTACGATCCAAAGTAAGGATTGCAACTATCTTGGGTACATTCCAATCTACTCTTACAGATTTAAAATACTTACGAAAGATATGGAAAACAAATACTGAAGAAGAACGCTTGCTAGGCGTTTCATTAACTGGTATCATGGATAATTATGTGTTGGCTAGACAAGTCGATTCAAAGATTTGGTTACAAGAAATGAAACAAGTTGCAATAGATACAAACAAAGAATATGCAGAAAAGATTGGCATACCTAGAAGTACGGCTATTACATGTGTAAAGCCAAGTGGTACTGTATCGCAACTTACTGATTCAGCGTCAGGTATACACGCTAGACACAATCCTTTTTATGTAAGAACTGTACGTGGTGATAACAAAGATCCACTTACACAATTCATGAAAGAAGAGAATATACCGTACGAACCTGATATCACAAAACCTGATAGTGTTACTGTCTTTTCGTTTCCAATGAAATCCCCTAGTGGTGCTATCACTAGGACAGAGATGAGTGCAATAGAACAACTAGAGCTATGGAAAGTCTATGCACTTAATTGGTGTGAACACAAACCGTCTGTTACTATTTCTGTAAAGGAAGAAGAGTGGATGGAAGTGGGTGCATGGTTGTATGATAACTTTGATATTGCATCAGGGGTATCGTTCTTACCATTCTCTGATCACACCTACCAACAAGCTCCTTATCAGGACATAGATGCAGATGAATATCTCGAATGGAATGGGCGTGTACCATCGTCACTCGACTGGACTAAGTTCTCTATGTATGAAAAGGAAGATAATACGAGTGGATCTCGTGAGTTAGCCTGTACAGCAGATGCCTGTGAAGTCGTGGACTTGAGTTCAAGCTAATGATAGAGATACCGATCAACAATGATTATATGAACCGTGCGAGGGAAAAAGCTTCTACTGTGGGCATATTGCAGGGAAGTATTACAGGTGGCACTAGCAACGTTGTAGGTGCGATAGGTGAGATAATTGTTGCTGATAGTATTGAAGCAGAGCAGATGAATACATACGATTACGATCTTGTTAAGGATGGTATGAGAATAGATGTTAAAACTAAACGTTGTAACTCTAAGCCTAGACCAAACTATGATTGTTCCGTAGCGTTGCATGGAACTAAACAAGACTGTGATGCGTATGTGTTTGTTCGCATACTAACAGATTTAAGTAAAGCTTGGATTCTTGGTGGCATATCCAAACAAAGCTTTTACAAAGAAGCCACCCTATACAGAAAAGGGGATATTGATTACAACAACGGCTACACGTTTAAAGCTGATTGTTATAACTTACAGATAAGTCAATTGAGTCCTTGCCATGATATCAAAAACTAAAGCGAAACTATTTTCATTAGAAGTATTTTTAAATAAAGAGGGGAATGTGGAGATGAACTACGAAGCAGTTACCCCTGACGATCTCGAACGAGAATTGAATACTGGGTTGCCTATGTATAGTGGCACAAGTCAGGTAGCATCACTGCTTCGGTATCTTAGGAAGAGTGCAGATGATATAATGAGTGGATCACGAAACTATATTTAGCCTTTAAACTTTTTAATCGCACCACCAAGATTGTAACCCATACCAAACTTCTTTTGTTCAGTCATCATGCCCATTGAGTCTTTGGCTTTGGGTGTCATATTGTTTTGGCTTCTGTTCTTTTCAGCAAGTCCACCCATCATCATAGGTTTTCTCATAGCCATACCACCACCATACATTTTAGATGGGCGTTGTCCATTATTATATGTTTTGCCTGTAGCACCTGCTATTCTATCAGCTTGAGTGGCTTTGTTGAATGGGGGTGCTAGTGCAGCAAATTTCTTTTGTTTAGGTGTCATCTAGTTCTCCTTATTGTTTGAATTTTGATAGATCGTATGTTGGTAATTTTTGACCAGACTTCATCTCATCTTCTGCAGTTATAGCACCTGAAGCCATAGCATTGGCAGCCATCACAGTTAGAACTTCTTTCAGTCTAAGTTCTTGTTCTTCTGTAAACTTTTTACCATCAACAATAAGGTCAGCCATTATACTTGCAACTTTAGGATTTGTAATCATCTCTTTTAGCATCCTATGCTCGGACATTCTTATGTTTTGTATAAGAGCTTCCGTTGCAACATACTTCGGACTAACTACTTGTCTTGATATAGAATAAAATCTACTGATATAACTTTCAACTGATAATCCTCTTGGCTCTCCAGTAATTCTTATGTCACCTGTTCGTCTACCAACTTGTCTTTTTCTATTAGCCATGAAGGTGTTTATGCGTCTTAGATTCTTTAGATGATCATCATCTATATATCCTGATTGTTTTAAGTTAGCAATTAATACGTCAGATCCCTCGCCATCTAAAAATTTAGTGAGAGCATCTGTATCCATATTTGTATCTTTAACAGCTTTGTAAACTGTTTTACCATTCTTATCTGTAGTAGGAATTATTGTAGTAGTTCCTGTTGGTTTGATTACAGTTCTAGATATGTGAGTGGATACAATTTCTTTAACATAATCATCAAACTCTTTTGCAGTCATTGTCGGTAATTTATTTTTGTTTTGCACAGAAGTCATTGCTGTCTTTAAAGCTTTTAACTCTTGTAATCCATCTGGCTTTGAAATAAACTTATCAAAGAACGCTGCACCACTCTGCACACCACCTATGTCTTGTAGCATTTTTACTTTTTCATTTGCATTTCTCATGGATGTGTACACTGTCGCAGCATCTTTTCTTAAATTTCTTTGTAATCCAGAATCTATAAATTCTTTTTTATGAGCTGCTTTAAGTTTTGCATCACGTTGTATTCGTGATCCTAACTCTGTCATTATATCCATGCTCTCATTGTAATCAAATGCGATGGAAGCGTTAACATCATCAGAGGTTCTAAATAAAGTTTCTGTATTTTTTCTTAATTTATCTATGGCATCTCGAAGTTGAATTGGGTCAGATATTTCAGACTGCAATCTTCTAACTTCTCTTTCAAATTTTATACCAGATATTTCTCTCAAACCTTTAAATACTTCACCGTTGGGATCTATAACATAACCATCAACATTTTTATCGTATCTACCATACATTTGTAGTAAATCTCTACGTCTGTTAACGATGTCACCTTCACTCATGTTTGATACTTTTTGTAAATCAAACCAAGTGTTAGGCTCATTTCCTGATGACCATTTTTTACCACCCGGAGTCTGTGCGTTGTCACGAATCACCTCAACTTCACCTTTTCTTCTCACAACTGTTGCACTTTCAGGGTTTGTCCAACGTGATACATTTGTGTTTTTTGTCAAATAAGGTGTGGTATATTCATCTTGATAAGTTAATCTCATGTTTATGAGTTCATCATTTATCTGCTTTAACGCATCGTCTGCTATAGGAACTCCTCTTGCATCAACCACCTTGTCAAATAATTTATCTGCAGCTTTTGCGTATTCTCCATAAGTTTGTGAAACTCCTGTATTGTTAGATCTATGTGCTTTGTATGATTTTGCACTTAAAGCAGAATACAACCGTAAAGTTTCATCCATACTTAAAGCTATCCCCACAGGTAAATTGTCATTTCTTATAGCATATGCAACTATGTCTAAATCTGTGATGGGTTTATTTTTTAAAGCATCAGGTAAACTATCACGTATCTCATCCATATATTGTGTTCTAAACTCAAGATTACCTGTTTCATCTATAATTTTATCTATTGTTTTTCTAGCACCACTATTTAAAACAGAGAATATTTTAGCTTCATCCCCACTTGCCATTAGTTGACTAGCTAAACCTTTACTTGCTCTGTCTCCTGCTGTTACGTCATCAAGTATTTTAAGACCTAACTCTGATGCGTCAGTTCCAAATTGATTTCCGTATTTCAAATCAAATTCTTGAAATGGTAATCTAGCTCTTGCTTTAGCCATCTTTCTACTCATGATAGCCAATCTACCTAACGAAGCATTTTCGTCATTGTATTTAGCTAAATCAATTTCATTGACACTAGGAATTTTTCCTGATCTATCATTAATTACAGATCTTTGATTTGCTATGGTTGCGTGAAATTCTTTATGTATACTATCTTCAATTAATTTTAAATTTTGTCTGCTTTGTTGCACAGATTTCATGTCACCCAGTAGAGATAGTTTTAGGGTGTCATCTAATAATGAATCAGCCATTTCCATGACATCGCCATATTCTGCTGTAATAGAATCTTGAACACCTTTTATATCATGTCCATGTAAATAAGACTGTAAAAGTTGAGCTTTAGATTTAACGTAGGCATCTGCGACTGATCTTAACTCATCTCCTTTTAATTTTGTATCACTTAAAGCTTCTGATATCTTACCTGTAAATTCAACAATTGCAGGATTGTTCTTGTCTATATTTAAACCTAAAATATTATTTAAATGACCTTCAAGAGATTGCATGAGTTTAGTACGACTGTTTTGTAATGATAAGAAAGTTTCTTGTGTTCCTTTATCAAACGCTTTTGACTGACTTACAGAATAATAAAAAGAATCTTCTAGGGCATCAAAAAGAGCAAGACCAGACATATCAGCAAAACTTGTCTCTAGTAACTCATCAGGTATTCCTGCTTTTGCTAGAGATTTTCTCATGTCTTTATAGTACACTATATTTGCAACTACTTGATCTCTTATTTCTGGAGCTAAAGAATTTATTCTTTTTGATAAGTCGAGAGCTAATTTTCTTTCACTTGAAGTAAACTTCTTACCTGTTAGTGGATTAACACCATCAAGGACTGGATTTCTTAGTGCGGCCAAGACATCTTGACTTGTTGTGCCTTCTTCAAAAGCACCACTCTTTCTTAACACAGTAAGTATATTAGTCTGATTATACGCATGTCTATTTTCTAGATAGGAACGCATACCCAACAAATTGCTTCCCTGCGTAAAATTTGCAACCATCAAAGTTCCCATCCCTACAAGATAACCTACTTGAGGATCTACACCAAAACTTGTATTTAATTGTTGCCCAGTTACTGCAGCGATTGTAGCAAAATATGTCGTATCTTTAAACATATCTCTCATGTATTTAGGCACGGCACTTGTCTGTTCTGCCATACGAACAAGCATTTCAGCTTCTGTTACTTCTGCTTTTAATTTAAATACTTCTTCCGTGTTTAAATATTCTTTTTTAAGCAGGGGAGTCATAACTGCTTTTGCTTGAGGATCAAGAGATTGATATTCTGCTCGTTTTAGTTTTATAGCATCAGCTAACTCTCCTCGTTTACTTTTTAGTCTATCGTTTGCTTCTATTACTAAGCTACGTTGTTCAACAGGTTTTGCAGACTCTGCTAAGTCAGCACCCTCTTTCAATTTATTTTTATTAAGAAAGTCTTTTAATCTACCGTATATAGGTAGTTTTGATCTTCGTTCATCGAGAAAACTTTGAACTAATTCAGGACCTTTTAGATTTTTATTATTTGACTGATACAATTTAAAATCATCGTAAAACTTTTTTGCACCCTTTTTAGTAATATTAGCAATTGCTGTGGCTTCACCTAAAAGTTGAGGTGTAACTACAGTTACGGCATCTGCAGCATCAGAAGTGTAGTTCAGTATTTTGTTTGCCTGCTCTTTAGTCACAAGTATATTGTCTTGTGCTAATCTCTTTTGATACACTTCTGCTGAGTCAGGACCTAAAAAGGATCTGATTAAATCTCTACCTTTTTCAGCAAAAGGATTAGGTACATACCAACCATCACCTTGATACATCATTTGATATTGATCTTTAAATGTGGCTTCTCTACTAGCTAAATTATACAGATTCTTGAAGCCATCATAAGCTAATTCACCACCTGCACCAATGCCTGTTATAATCAAGTCGCCTATAGCACGTGGTATATCTGTTGCAAGAGTTACTAACTTCTCCCCTAATACTAGTCCTGAACCTGCTGTATCTGTTTCTTTTTCATCAGGCATTTTAAAATTAAGGTCAACTCTACCATATATATTTCTGTTAACTAAGCTTGCTTTTGTTTTGCCACCCATGTTAGGAAAGCTTTGATCTAAAAATCTAAGAAACTCTTTTGCTCTTCTTCCCGGACTTTCTTGGTAGCTAGGCAGTAACCTTCCTGTTTTAGGATCTTTTTTATAGTATTCCATACTGAAAGGTGCAGGTGCTTCGGTAAATGGATTAGGAAGAATAGTTGGGCGAACACCCTTGTCCATTTCAGATTGTATCTTTTCTTCTATGTTGCTTCGTAGAATTGTATCTATTCTTTCATCAACATTGTATATGCCTGTTGTTTTCTTTGTGCCATCTGTGTCAAGCTCTGTATCACTTCTTCCAAATAATATTTTAGGTTGGTACTGGTTAAATAAATCTATCTTATCTTCGTAAGACATATTTTTATCAAACTCCATAGCTTGATTATTACCTAAAAGCATACCCTCTATATCATTATTTTGAACAAAAAAGTCCTCATCATAATACTCACCATAATTAAATACTCTGTTAACATTTAGTGGATTAACAATAACTTGTCCGGGTTGATCACCAAATCTAACAGATTCTTTGGACTCATCAGTAAATCCAACAGACTCGTCTATTATTCCTAGAACGCCTTTAGGACCTCTAGTTATAACATCTTCTTCTATTTTGGTATCAGGAAACGCTGATTTATTTTGAGTTTGTACCATAAATTAACCTTTTACTTTGGAACTGTTATAAACTTTGGAACGTTTGGTGTTTGTTGTTTTGAAATATAATTTGGATTTTTAATTGTTTTATTTTGTACGTTAAATTTACCTGCTTTTGCTACCTTTCCTTGTAACTTAGAAACAGCGTAGTCTGCGTAATTACCTCCTGATGAAAAATCAACACCAAAAGCTTCATTTGTTTTTTCAAGTAAATATGATACGCCTGCAGCTTTGCCACCTTTTCTATATCCATCTTGTATTACTGCAACATCTTTCATAACAGACTGAATAGTCTGCAAAGATTCAATTATTATATCTTCACTACTATCATATTCAAACTTCATGGCTGCCATCATGTTTTCAATATCTTGATCAGATATTGTTCTACCACCTGTGCCACCTTGAAACGCAGAAGCCATAGCGTAAGCTAAATTAAATTTCATAAATTCAATACGAGCTTTTCGTGCATTAGAAGTTAATTGACCAGTGGCATCCTTTTCATCAAATTGTTTTTGATATTGAGCTAATGTGTTTTGTAACCTACTTCGTGATACTTGATTTTGATTAAAACCATTTTTATCCGTCAACCAAGCTGTTAAATTTCCAAATCCTGCAAATATACCTGTGCTTCCAAAGAATCCCTCTATTGATTTAGCCACACCAGAAACTGTAGGCTGTAATGCTCCCTGACCTACTACTTGTTGATTTTTTCTAAATTCTACAACCATTCTACCTGCAATTCCTGCGGCCTGATTAGCAGCCGATGCTTTTATAGCTGCTTCTTTAGGATCTATTTTATATTCTGATTTTAAATGATTGGCATGTTCGTCTCTTATTGCATCGTCTCTAGCAGAACTTGTTGTATATATAAATGGCATTGTGTCGTTGCTTGAGAAAGATGGCACAAATGTTTGTAGCATGTTAGCAAACTGATCAGGACTTACGCCACTGTCATATGCTGTTTTTCTTGCTGCAGAAATAAATTGTGTGTAAGATCCTATGTTTTTCAAATCTATACCTTTAGGGGGTAATACTTTTTTTAAGTTGCCATACACATCCCATATCACTCTTTGTTTTTTTACATCTTTTAATTCATCACCTGTGCCAGTTTGCCAAGATCCTAATAACTTTTCATATGGAACATTTAATTTTTTAGCAGCATCATTAGCTTGTTGTATTATATATCTTCCATCTTCAGAATTATATATGTCCTGCGTTAAATACGGTATGTGAGAGTATTGAACATAACCGTCTGATGTAAGTTTTTTATCAGATAATAACCCTAATTTTTTAGGATACTTTCTTTGGAATCTTTCATACTCTACTTTATATGAAGGTGCTATAACATTTTCCATAAACTCTCTTCCGTATCCTTTCTCTAAAGATTGGCTATACGGAATAGTTATATCTTCATGCTTAACAATCTTAACGGCATCACCAATTTTTTCTTCAATTGCACTATCTTTTATAAATGGTTGAACTCTACCTATTAAAAACGTGTTAAGCGATCTTATCTTTTCTGCTCCTCTTGTTTCTTTTTTAGCGGCATTTATAAACTTTTGATAATTATCTGATCCTAAAACAGTATACATATCTGTTATGTTACCTTGATTACGAGCAGAAGCATCTTTAGCGTCAGAATTGGTAAACGTCAAGTCTACGTTGCCTGCTTTAAAATGTGTCAATCTGCCTACGTTTGCTGCATCTGCTTTTGCTTTTGCAATTCCTGTTGCTTTTTTAAGTTCATACTCACCCTCTAGCCGAGCAAGTGCAACCTTTTGAGCGAACTCTGCTCCACCTTTTACAAACGCTTTAAATGGTGTAAATCCCATATTATACCTCTTCTATTTTTTCTTGTACAGGTTTGTCATCAAGGTTAGGTGAAAGAAAAGATTTATCTTCAATCTGTTCTTGTTCACCTTCCATTTCAGCCATGACTTGCAATGTTTCTGGTGAACGATCTTGCATGATGTTCATGACTTGTGCTTCATCAACATTGCCCTCTTCACGTGGCATACCGTCTTTGGTGTTGAACATCTTCGGTTGTATATCATTTTCTATAGCTAGACCTGCAAGATACACAGCAATAGGAGCTTTGATAAGTTCTGCAACGTCAGGATTAAAATGTCCTGTTGCAAAACCACCTATACCCACACTGTCTACTATTTCTTCTATGGATATACCTGCCACCATAAGTGATAGCATATCATTTTGCACTGTCGGCACTTCTATCTGATCCATTATAAAATCAATTGCTTCTTCAGGATCAGCAAAACGTGGTGGCTTTTCCCATGACCATTTACCTTGAGGGCCAGTCAAACTGTGACCCGGAGGTGGTCTGTTAAATCTATCTAGTGCTTCTACGCTAGTATCTGGTGGGGGTTGTTGCATCATGCGTACACCTGCTTTGGACTAATTCGTGATTTTATATTTTTAAGATTGCCTGCTTTTGCAAGATTTATGTTTCTACCTACACGTGGATTGTATTGCATAGCCTTACCAAATATAGCGTTTATCATCGGATTGCCTGCAGCGACTTGTGCTTTACTCATAAGTCTTTCGTTTGATAATCCCGGAACGTAAAATTGTGTGGCTGTTGCTTTTACTGGTTGCACGGATGCAACAGCAGGTGCAGATATTCTTCTTGGTATTGTTGTGTTAGATGCTTGTGAGAGTGAACCACCCTTACCAAACAAACCTTCGTATGCGTATTTAGATACACCTTTTGAAAAAGACGAAAACGAACTATCTCCTGCTTTAGGTTCAATTCTATCTAAAAAACCACCTGATGTTTTTGTACTTGATGTTCTTGTACTTGGTGTTCCTGACGTTGCATAAGCCACCGACCCAAAGAAGGCTAATGCAGGTAGTAAAGCTTTAAGCATTGATTAACTCCTTTATCCTAATAATCCAAATATTCCTGCTAACGTTGCTCCCCCTAATGCACCATACATATCATTTTCACTTTTCATATCATACATATCGGTCTGTGCAGATACTTCCATAGCTGTTAAAGCTAATTGATGTTCTCTTTGCTTCGCACTTTCAGACGATGTAAATAACCACGATGCTTCGTCTCGGTATCTTTGCCATAGTGCATTTAGTGCCGATTGACTCACATTTAAAGTGTTAAGTGCATTTTGTCTGTTTGTTTCGTTTTGAGCGGCAGTGTTCGCTGTATTTATATTTCTTCTCCACACAGCGTTAGACTGATCTATTTGTGTTTGCATGTTCAAGTTAAATTGTTCTCTTTGATCGTTTAAACCTTGTACATATCTTGCGTTAGCATTTACTTGATCTACGTTAAATTGTTCTGTTGCAGCCAATCTATTTGCATTGGACTGTTGTATTTGTCCATCAAGTTCTGCAAAAAATTCATCGAGTTGGTTTTGAGATTTTGCGTTAAACTGACCAGACGCATTTTGTGAAGCTGCGTCAGTAAGTAAAGCTTGTAGTTTACCTTGATAGTCTATAGATTGAGTTTTTTGTTTATTGTCGAGGTTAGCCATGTCTATAGATAAAAATGATTTAGAATTATTTACGGCCGCAGTCATTCGTGCATCAAGATTTGCTTTATCCATAGCAGCAAAAGTCATGGCATTTTGCAACGTTGCCTGTTGTTTGTTGTTTAAATTTTGTAGTTGTATGGCTGCAAATCTGTCTGCATCGGCTTTTGCTATGGGTATACCTGCTTCAAATATGGCTTGAGTTATGGCTGCAGAAGCCATGCTTGACGAACCAAGACCTCTTTGTTGCATGATACCACTCACTGCTCTCACAGCAGGTGCAGCCCATGCAGGTAAAGGTTTACCTTCTTCTAAACTTTCATACAATTGTGCTAGTTGATATTGTACAGATGCTTTAGGATCTAAATCTTCTGTTTGTCCCATAACTTGAGCTTCTGCTGATACTGCACCTTGTACATCTCCAATAAGAGATTCACTGGCTAATTTACCTTCAGCAGCAATGGCAAGTGGTGTATTACCAACAAGATTAGCACCGTAAGTGTTTGCGACTGTTTTAGTTGATGTTGGTACAGCGAGATTATCTTTAGACGCTAAAGCTGTTGGCATACCTACTGTTTGCAACCCTGTGGGTGCAGTTAGCAATTCATTTTGTGCTATCGTTTGAGGTGCAGTTGTTATTTGACCTGCTTGAGGAATAGTTTGTTGAGTTCCTTGAGCTTGTTCGCCCAAACGTTCTATAAGTTTTTCCCCTGTAACAGGGGGATCTGTTGGAGGTGTTTCTACCATCTGTCTACTTTCTTGGGGTGTTGGAGTCTGTGGAGATACTGTTTCTTGGGGTGGGGGTGTTTCAGGTGTATACGGTGCAGTTCTTTGATCTATTGTTGCACTAAATCTATTTTCACCTTCAGGAGTACCAAAGAAACCTATAGGAACTGTTACTCTTTCGCCTGTATTAGTCATTGCATATTGACCACCTTGTCTAGGCTCAACGGCACTTCTTGCCAATAAACCCGGATAATTTGGATTCTCAGCCATAGCTGCTTGGTCTGTTCTATATAATGTTTCACCGGGTTTAGGTCTGTAAAAAGGTTCAGGATCTCCACCCAAAAATGCAGGTGGGGGTGTTTGTCCATACAGATAATCAAAGGTAGGTATTCTATTTTGTTGTCCTGATGATTGTTGATCTGTGCCTTCATATTTTGGATCAAATCCGGGTGAGGATATATTCATAGGATTACTTTCTTTTTCGTTTACTCGATACGTTTGTTTTTCAACTGGTTTAACTGGCTTTGGATTTCCTTTGTCAAGAAATTCTTTTAAACCTTGATACGTCATTGCAGGGTATATTCTGTGTTGACCCCCTCGATAACCTATTAAACTACCGTCAGGTAAATATCCATCTCTATCTTCTGCAAAGTCTCGTATAGTTTTGAAGTTACTTTGGGGATCTAAAGCTACGTTCGGATCTTGAGGATAAAATTTAGTGTTTGGATCTAAATAATCTGCAACAGTTTTCGTATCTTTAGAATCAGGATCACTTGCTACCTTTCTTAAAAATGCAACTCTACCATCAGGCTGTGTATAGAATCCAAAGTATTGTTTACCTTCTTTAGTATATGGTTTTGCAAAAGTAGGACCTTGACCAGACATTTGAAAAGGATAATAAGCCATTATCTATTTCCTATTAATACTTTATCCAACTTATCTTCTAATCTTTTGAGTGCATCCATAAGATTGTGCATATCATCTTTTACATCATCCTTACGTGCATAGTCTTCTCGTGTCTTGTTCAAGAGTATCTGTATACGTTTGACCTCTTGGAACATCTTGTTAAATGCCCAACCGAATGGTAGTACAACCATAGTCAGGATTATGTTCCAGAATAACATTGCATCCATTTCCATATTATGCGTTCTCTAGGGCTGTTATTCTATTTGTTAATGCTGTGTTTTCGGCTTTGAGTTCTTGTATAGCTTTAATGCATAGGGCAACCATATGTGTATAATGTAATGATTCTGGTCTATCCTCATCATCATATTGAACAAACTCTGTTAATCCTACATCATGCACTTCTTCTGCAATTAATCCACCAAACACAATATCGCCATCATTGTTGCCTTTATATGTTACTGACCTTAATTGCAATAACTCTGTTAATCCATGTGTAGCATCATTAATAGTATTCTTGAATCTTCTTGATGAAGTTGATTTTGCAAACTCACCACCAGAAGTAATAAACATATTAGCAGACGAACTTACTGTGTTACTTGCTGTGGGTGGACTTTGGATATTACCATTATTAGTAATCTTTAACTGTTGTGAACCTGCAGTATAAAAGAATAAATGGTCATTACTATGAGCATATTCAATAGCACCTCTAAATGGAGAAGCTGTATTATCAGCAAATTGAATTCTTGCACTATTACCAGTGCCAGTAGCAATGGTCATACCATGTTCACCTGATGTTGTTCCTATAACTAAATCAGCGGCAGTACTTCCAAAATCATTAGGTGATGAATTTCCTATACCAACAAAGTTACTACCACCTTGTACAAATAAAGCATGAGTATTTCCATTTGACTCAACACGAAAGTCTATATCTTGGCTATCTTCATTGAAAACAACTTCGCTTGATTTCATATCAACAAGATTTATATTTGTGCCATCTTTGTATAATCTATGGATTACCCTACCATCTTCTGTTCCATCTGACGCATCTAATATATAGGCATTTATAGAAGCATAATCTATGACTTCACTAGCATCATTTTCGCCTTTAAAATTTACTATACCTAATACATCATTATCAGCAGGACTTGAACTATCTCTTTGTAAATCTAAGACAGGGCCCACATTAGCATCTGCATCAGTGGATGTTAAAGTTAACTGTGCAGTATTATCAGCAGTACTTATAGTTGTACCATCTAATATGGTAGCACCTGCTCCTAATAATCTTGCTGTATCTGATGCTCTAGTCATTATGCGTTCTCCAGTGTTACTATTCTAGCTGTCAATGCTTCTATTGTGGCTTGTTGTTCTTGCAATGCTTTTGTGAGTAAAGGTACAAGGTCACTCTTATCAAGTCCTTGTGGTTTTATAATAG